TTAGTTTCTGTGTCTATATGATCAAAGTCTAAAGAGCCAGCGTACTCGTTATACCCACAACGAGAACATCCCTTTATGATCTTATACTTGCTCAACCAGTATTTTCGCCTATCTCGTCTTTTTCCAGCGTATATTACTTTAAGAGCCTTTTGTTTTTTTGTTCTCTGGGGCATCAAGCTTTACCTAAAGTTCCCGCCAATAAGTATAAGGCAATAGCAAACCCTATAAAACTAGCACCTTCATTAACGAAAAGATATATACTAAGATAGAATGTTATCAAGAATCCCATTAGTAGTACACCCCTCGCTCAATATCAATCTGTCCGTTGATCATACCGTGCCAACCATTTAGCTTATTCTTGGATACGCAGATGTGCCGCACAGTATTCTCAACTTCACTAGAGCCTGTCTTACCTATACCAATTATGATGTCGGCCTCGCCAGCCTTACCTGTCCGTGAGTTGTCAAGCATAGAATAGTCAATCCACTGCCTGTCGTGTGCTTCGTAGCTTGCCTGACTAACCGCCCACATCAGCAGTCGGTTTCGTTTAGCAATCTCACGAGCAACCACATAGGTTTCTTTCAAACGTTCATCCCCACGATTGTACTCACCGGAGATACGAAACTTATCTAGCTGGTCACAGAACATAACGTCAGGTTTGTTTAGCTTGGCATACTCATCGATCTCTTCAACCGATGTGCCGACTGAATCCATGATGGTAAGCAGCGGGGCTATCTCTTCTTGATAGCGTCTGCCCAAGTCGGTTTTGTTTCCGACCATCTCAGGACGTGTCAACTCAAAGTACGACTGGATGATACGCAGTTTAATCTTGGGGGCTGGCTCCTCGTTAGCCCAGTAGGTTACCTTAAACCCTTGTTTTATATATGATGCTGCAAGGAAACAACAGAAGGTGGTCTTGCCTACTTCTGGTCTAGCAAACAGAATACCTAAGTTACCACGATCTAACCCGCCAACATTCTCACTGATCAGATCGTATGTAAAAGGGAAGTCAGGATCACCAGCCTCATCCTCTAACAACTGTTCGAAGTCATCCTCAACCTTAGTGTAGGTTGTTTTGTCACTAATGCGTCCGTCCTCAACGGTTTCGATTAGGCGGCGTAACTCACCAAACTCCTCACTGTCACCAGTGAAGATTTCAATTGCCTTCTCCCCAATGACCCGCGCACGATCACGCAACCAGAAATTATGTACCAAGTCTAAGTGTAAGTCGTGATTGTCAGCGTTGCCAACATCTAAACGTGCAATAGTATCGTGTACTTTATTCCGCGCCGCTTCTGGCATTGCGGGGTTACGATCATTGAACAGACTGGCTAACTCACTGATAGTTAAGTCTTTTCCGTACTTAGTATGAGAGTAGGAAAGTGTATCAAATATGTCACGCATTTCCCTTTCAAACATACTTCTATCTACAATGTTCTTTACCCGACTAAAGAAGTCGTTGTTAAGACAGAAGCCCAGTATCTGTCGATCAATCGATGTGGGATCGTAAGAAGTCATCTAGTTCTTCCTTTGTTAAGTTTTTTAAATCACGGCTCAAGACCATGAGTTTGGTTGGAACTTGTCGGCACAATCTCTTTACCATGCTAACGGCTTTATCAGTCGCGTCTTTGTCAAGCGCAACAAACACACGCTCATACTTACGCAACATTTCTATATGTGGTTCTAGCAGATTTGTGCCTAACAAGGCAACCCCTGTTGCAAGTGTAGAAACTGAACAAGCACTAGCGCAGTCTTCTAACACAATAGCTGTACTACTAGACCCACAGTAAAAAGGTAAGCTAGAATTTCCGTAGCGATACCACTTTGGGTTACGTCCATCAATGGCTCGTCCAGCAGCATCAACAACCTTGTTTCCGTTTTTGACTATGTACGCGACCCTGTTACGTTTGAAATCGTACCGTATATCGGCACGACCTGCAAGGTACGCATCATACGCATTTACAGACTTCACATAAAGTTCAGCGTCTAAGTTACGAGAAAGACTAACAAAAGTGTCGGGCAACTCGTAAGTGTTTCGAGTACGAGGAAGAGTGGGGGAAGTTAGGTCAACTTTGAATTTGGAAAGTGCGTGGTTGGCAAAATCTTTCGACAGCTTGATACCGGTTCGACCCGACACATTACAGTCGGCGTGAAAACAAAACCAAAGACGTTGCATTCCGTCGTCGTTTACGCTAAAGGTGTTCTTCTTGCCACACACTGGGCAGTCGGATCGATATCGACCCAACGGCTGGATGTCGAGAGACTCAACGTATCCTAGTAGCCATCTTGGTGATTTCATGTCGGTTTCCTTTACTTAGTTACAAACTAATGGACGACAACTACCACCTAGAAAAAGGGATGTCAACCGCATTTTTATAGTTGACAGTGCTTGACAGGCCATGCTACTTATCTATTAACCATCCCCTATGGGAGAAACATAAATGAATACTATATATAAAATAAACCCTATAGCTAAACTACTAAGGGATAGTAAGTATAGTAAGAAAGTTATCCCTAATAAAAAGAAATCTAAAAGAGACAAACTATCTGAAAAGGAACTTCGGGATGCCAAGACCAAACAAGATTTTGGAACCGACTAAACAATATAACATCATGTTGAAAGTCGAACAGTATGATAAGTTAGCTGAAATAGCTACTGTTATGCAAAAGTCAGCTTATGAGCAGGTATCCGTTGCAGACCTGATCAGGGAATCTGTCGATATCTACATTGAAGCATACGAGGATGAAGATGAACCCATTTCGTAAAAGGAATAATGTCAATATAAAAGCATATCTGTTTGAAAGGGAAAAGGGACTAGACGTAGATTTAAGACCGTGGGTGAACAAGATGTTTCCTGAGAGCATTTTGAAAAATATACCGCGTTGGTTTTCGAGGGGTAAAGTATTAGATAAAACTGAGAATGACGCTAATGATATAAAGGTTTGTCCCTCATTTATAAACAGTTTCAAATTAGGGCACGTTTTAAAAACACATTCTGAAATAAGTGTGCGAGGCATAATAAACGAGGATGGAAGTGAGGGTTGGTCTGTATCGTCACCCCTAGAAGGTTGTTTTGAGGTACACCATGATAATCAGTTTTTAAAAGGGTTTCCTTTTCCAGCGGATATGATTAACGTCTCGTTAAAGATTCTTTCTCCCTTTTGTTACAGACCAAGTAGACCAATAAGTGTCATAATTTTGCCTTGTTGGTGGGATGCTAATAACAAAAACATATCTGCAATTCAGGGTATGATGCAACTTTCATTAGAACAAGACATAGGGTTTAATATAAATACATTCATAAGAATGCCAAAAGTAGGTGAAGAATACACCGTTCCTTATGGAACGCCCATAGCGCAGATTATAGTTGCGGACATACCACATACAGAATACACTTACGATCAATCCGTCTTAGAGGACAAAGTAGCTAAAAGAAGCATTATCATTCCACGACATAAAGTAATCAAGGGGGGCACGAGAAACGTTATGGATGACATACGAAACTTTTTAATTAGGGTTAAAAAAGATGAAGACTAAGAAACTTGAAATAGAAGTAATCGAACGCAGCGATAAAATGTGGATGCTATGTATTCCTATGTCCTCTGTTCGCATCGGGGAAACTGATCGTGGCCTTGTTAAAAAGAAAGAGTGTGTAGATTATCTGCGACACGTTCCAATCTTTATTGCAAAAAGTCGGTTTGCTTGCAAAAAATGGCTTGACGAACACCAAAACGTCGTGGTAAAACTAGGGACACTGTACGAAGTAGCATGACACAGTGTAACGCAAGGGGCTGGTTACCCTTTGTTGTTTCCTTTGGTTGGTTGGGAGCGAGGTCAGATTTATTTCTGGCCTCGTTTCTTTTTTTGTTGACACCTCTTTTTGTTTCCGATATTGGTTACTACATAGCAACAGCTAACAAGGAGAAAAGTAATGGCTGAATTAAATCTTACAGCTAGTAATGAAGAACTAAAGGGACAGAAGATATACGTCAAAACAGACAATGTAGCTATTTTCCATGACTTCCATCACACCATTGTTTTTACTGATGTTGGAAATTTTGCAGTACAAGAACTCCCAGAAGCTGTCTTTGCACAACTTTCAAACGAGGAAAAATGAAATGGTTACCAAACTAACCCATGCTGAATATGCAACCAAACACACAGAGATATTTGCTCGTATGTCAGCAAACTTTCTAGCTACACCCTTACCCAGTGACTGGGACACATGGGAAGAAGAGAAGTTAGATAACTTTCTCAGTGACAATCATTGGCAACCGTTTGAATATTGGGATGTTAACGATGTCTATGAGTTGATTGACCAGCTAACGATTGACGTTATGAACCTGATGGGATTGGAGATGGGCAATGGCTAAACCTTCTTGGTATGTAGTCCAGCATCCGTTCACCCGACCGGAAGTCAGCAACCCATACCCATCCAGTTCGTTCGCCCTAGATGCGGCGGACAAGATACACGGTGAAAGGTTACGCCGTATCAAACTGGCTGACCACGAGGTTTGGGTAGGTGGCATTATTGTATGTAGCCGCATAAGAGCCATGCAATACAAGTTTAAGATAAAAGACTGGCAGGGCAGATATTATGCTTGACTGTCAGACTTTGGTTTGTTTAGGTAACCAACTGCCCGACATGGAAATAGATGACCTACTTGTTATTGGGTATCTGATATCGGGATTGGCTATAGTTATTTATCTGGTAATGGACACCCTGAAGGAGAAGTGATATGTCCGAACGAACTTGGGAAGTTAAGGTGGAAGCAATGACAACTCGTGACGTTATTGTCCACGCTGACACAGAGTAT